AGCTATAAGTTTTTTTGTAAGTTTATCCATTGTAGCATCTGATAGCTTAACGCCATAGAGAGGATCTCTTGGAGTTTTTGGGTACCATATTCGTATTTTGCTTATTGTTCGAATTTGACATGGTTTTAATAGACTTCCTGTTTTCATAAGATCGATTTCAGCTTTGTTCTTTTTTAATATGTCAATTTCGTCATTCATTTTTTCTATTTTTTTAGTTAATGAACCGATTGTTATGTCAGTCGTGTTTTCTGGAGTTGAGGATGATTCCAAATCATCATTCTCACAAGGTGCATTAAAAATTAAATCACGTATTTCTGTAAGTATTTGAGTAAGTTCATCACGATGTGTTGTATGTTCCTTAAGCAAGTTGTTATATTTGGCATTCATAATATTATAGAATTCGTTGCCAATGTTTAAATCATATGTTTTGATGACTGTATCTTCTTTTATGGAGCTCATAGGAACTACGGTTATGGAATCACTAGATTGATTGTTTTTATTATCAATTACAACTGCATAATGAACACCGCCAAGTTCGGAGCCGATGTTAAACCCAAAATTGACCTTAACAATATCGCCACGACTATATGAAATGTTTTTTCGCGGATCAAATGTTCCCTCGAAGTCGATATATCGTACATAATCAACGATCCATTTAGACATTAAGTCGGCTTTTCGTAGAGTAGATTCATCAGTAATATATTTTTCAAGTAAATTGTTGAGCAATTTGATGCTGTATTTTTTATTTCTAATGACATCTGATTTTGTATTCTTTTTACTCATAGGCTTTCTCCCTTCATTTGTATTTAATTTAAAATTGTTGCTTACTGTTAAGACTTCCAAACATCCCTGCGCCATGCGGTGCAGGGAATTTCAATATTATCATTAAGATAGTCGTGCAATTGCTTTGGGGTGATATCAACCTCTACAATAACCATATCTCCAGATTCATTAGAGTGTTTGATCATCGCATATTTAATTGCAGATTTCTCAGTATCAAATAGTTTTTCCTCACCATTGGTTATCAAATGCTCAAATATAAATTTTCTCATATAAAATCCCCTCCACCATGGTATTACTAAAATTTTGCCCTCAGCTCCACGACCTTGCCGATAATCTTGACGGGTTTATTCTTTATAGTTTCCTCGTCAAAATAGAGTGGGGCATAGCTTGGGTTTGTAGAGATAAGTTCCAGACCTTCTTTATATTTACGGAGACGTTTGCAGACTGCATCGTCTCCGTTTATCAGAGCGATAACAGTATCGCCAGTCTCAGCGTCATCCTGTTGCCTTACAATTACAACATCACCATTGCTGATCTTAGGTTCCATGCTGTCACCTTTAATTTTCAAGGCAAAGAACTCACCTGTTTTTGCTAGACTGGTGGGTATCTCTTCGTAGTCTACAATATCTGTAATTGCCTGAATAGGAATTCCAGCAGCGACACGACCGAGAACTGGTATTTTTGTTGCGATATTATCCATAGAGACCATTGCGTTTCCATCATTGTCTATATGTATACGTTGACGTATTTCAGATTCCCCATATAGATATGCTAGATCTACATTAAAAATATCTGCTAATTGTTCCATATTTTCCCGGCTTGGGAATCGTTTTCCAACTTCCCATGATGCGACAGTGCTTACGCCTGCTTTCAATTCGCTTGCTAAGCTTGCTTGGCTCATATTTCTTTCAGAGCGTAATTTTTTTAAAATATCCTTTAATTCGGCCATATTAGTACCTCCTTTAATAGTAGAATATCACAAAATGCGATAAAGTCAAGAAAAAATATCGCAAAAAGTGATTGACAATACTCGCACAATGCGATATTATCAATTACAGAATATCGCATCAAGCGATAAATGACATAAAGGAGGGCGCGAAGTGAACAAGGAAATAATTGCCAAAAGGCTGATAAATCTCAGAGGCGAAAGAACACAGTTAGAAGTGGCTAAGGCACTAGGAATTAGCCAGTCAACATATGCTATGTATGAGACAGGTAGAAGAATTCCAACAGATGAAATTAAAATAAAAATAGCTGTGTATTATGACACCACGGTACAGGATATTTTTTTTAATTGCATACTCGCATAATGCGAGCGAATTGACAGAGGAGGTGGGACAGTGTCATCAGTAATTATTGGGCTGATGATTATATATAGTTTGGGAATAGTCAGTATAATAGCGGTTTATGTTCTGGATCCGTTGATGGAATGGTACTCCACAGTTGTTATAGCCATGTGCGGTATTATGTCTGTATTTGTGACTTTGGACTGTACAACCATAAATGAATACAACCTGAGTAATAATGGCTTGATGATTTTTATAAATTTGGTTTTTGCAGTCGGATCAAGAGTGATGGAGAGGCTTGATCATGAATTGTGGTGGTATTCCATATATGAAATGGTTGTGAGCATGTTGATATCAATAATGCTTATACAGGTAATCAGTAGATAAAAAATAATGCCACACCAAAAGGCACGGCATTATCAGAATATTACATTGCTTCAATTATCTTCTTAATTTTAGGTGTGATGTTGTTGAGGAGAGCCATTGCTTCGTCCCGACTTGAATTGTTTATATGCATAAGAAAATTATTGAGGTTTATTAAATCATTGTGCATTTCCTCTGGGGAATATGCTAAGACCAATGGATATACCTTTGAATATGCTAGCATGACGGTTTCTTCGTGGGTAGCGATCATGCTGCTGGCTTGGCGAAGATATTCCTCATAGATTTCACGCTTGTAAAATAATGCTTCTTTATATGCCTCGTGTTTTAATTCAAGTTCTTTCATCTTTCTTAAATATCGGTTGTTTATGATTGCGGTTAGAATTGGTGAAATTGTTGAGCATAAGGCAATGATAGCGGTAATAGTGAATGTAAGCTCTATTTTCATGTGATTACTCCTTTCATACATACTCGGCTCTGGCGGGGGCCTGTAAGGGGAGTATAACACAATGTAACGATTAGAAATAGTTGAAAGGAGTGAACTGGTGAATAAGATATACGATTTTGAAAGCGGAATTCTCCCGATCGAAGAGAAAAGATTTGATGAAATAGTATACAACGACATCAGGTTGAGCATATGCGAGGCGTTTTTGGCACTAGATGATAATTGCCAGGTGGAACACTCGGAGTATAGGGACTATTGGCTTGGCGGTGAAAGATGTATAGCTGTGCAGACAGCTCTCAGATCAGAGCAGAACAACCATAGAAAACATCTTTTTGAAGAAAAAGCAAAACAGCTCAAGCAGATAGTATCAGATTATGTTGATTCTCAGGTGGCATATTTTACATATGAGCCCAAAGATTCAGAGAAATAGAGGGTAATAAGAATATGGATAATTCAGTAGAGGTATATGCAACTTTAAAAATTCTTTTTATGTTAATCAGTACTATAGCAGTAATCATATGTATAGTCACCTGGGCAGTAGCTGAGTTGATGTACAGAGTGAAGGCAGCAATCAGAAAAGCGAGGTGTAAGAAAAATGTTCATACTTAATAAAGACTGCAACGATGTGTATAACACGGATCACATTGTGAACATATATCAGGATGAGTGCACAATAAAGGTTTGTGCTGGAACGGCTACACGAGGAGGAGTCCTTGGTAAATACAACAACTATGACGATACACAGCTTGCATATAGCATGCTGATAAATGGTCTTAGACAGAATAATGGAGTGTTTGTTATGCCGAGTGACAAGGATCTTCTTATAAAAGCTACGGTATACCACCATCCCACAGGTAAGAAAACGAAGGGATATGGTTGCTCATGAAACAGAAAAGCATCAAGAGCATAAGGCAGGAATTCCGCAAAGGTGGAGTATTCTACACCCCTCCAGAGCTTGCTGAAAAGTTAAAAGAATATGTGGATATAAAACCTAAGAATGTATATGACCCAACTTGCGGCGCAGGAAATCTTTTACGGGTATTTGATGACGAAGTGGACAAATACGGTCAGGAGATCGATGCTGAGCAGCTCCACGGAATAAATATTCCGAACTTCCATGGGGCAGCAGGTAACACACTAATGTGCGATGCGTTCCCAGACATGAAGTTTGACTGCATCGTGGCAAATCCGCCGTTCTCAGTCAAGTGGGAACCGGACAAGCTGGATGATGATCCAAGATTCAGCGTTGCGCCGGTGATGGCACCGCCGTCGAAAGCGGATTGGGCATTTATGCAGCACATACTATATCATCTCTCAGATGAGGGAGTGGCTGTTGTCCTGGAGTTCCCTGGAATACTGTACAGAGGGCAGAGAGAAGGCAAGATCCGGCAGTGGTTCATAGAGAACAACTACATAGATAGAGTTGTAAACGTCCCCGGAAATACATTTGAGGACACAGCAATAGCCACATGCCTGATAGTGCTGAGAAAGAACCGCACGACTACAGACATAGTGATAGAGAACGATGAAATGAGCCGCCCTGTTCCCCTGGAAGAGATAGTGCAGAATTCATACACATTGTCGCCAAGTACATATGTGTATAAAGAACCTGAACGTATGCACTTGGATCCAAATGAAATAAGAGTAGATGCACGGAAGACGTTTCTGAGGACACTTCGGACGACATTGGACATGGAAATACTTACCTGCAGTCTTGATGGAGAGAGTATACAGCCGTTTATTGACGATATTAAACGGATTCTTGCGGAATACGACAAGTAACAGAAAGGGGGATAATCATGGCAAAAACAATGGAAATAACAAGCATCAGGTACGTGACTGCAACTCCGTACCTGTCAAAAGCAGAGCTGGCGCAGAAACTGGGCTGCTCAAAGTCAACTGTTAACAGAAGGCTGGACGAGTTAGACGAGCAGGTCCAGCGGGGAAGATATAACGAGTATACATTGCTAGATGGCGGAGGTGTTACCTACGTGAACTACTTGGCACTTATAGACTTTCTCAAGTATCGAAAAAGACTCCAGGATGGGCGGAGGGTGCCGCCATACAACCCTAAGAAGGTGGCGGACGCGATAGCCTGGGGAACGATGACAAGAGAGATGCAGTAGGAGGTGGCAATCATTGCAAGAGGACCACCAGAAAGGATGAAATGAGAAGAGAACTTAAAGATAAAAGAAATAGGGATCTGAGACTGGTGTACAATGTCTCACTTTTCATGACAGGAGGCATGCTTGGCGTTGCAGTGATGTTGCTAATCATCATGAATCCGAGTCCTGCAAAGTGGACACTCATGATCGTTTATATCCTCCTTGCAATCTTGTGCGGTGAACTATCGGACAAGATGGAGAAGATAGCGGTCGAAAGATGCCGCTCATGGCATAAAAATAGCGACTCTGTAAAGAACAGAGCCGCTTAAGCCTTAAGCTTTATTAACACCATATTTAGTATAGCATAAGGCCTTACATATGTCAATTTGAACCGCCCGGAAGGGCGGAAGAAAACACTCTTAACTATATTAAACATAGACGGACAGGAGATAAGGTCGCATGGCATACAAGGAATATATATACAGGTTTCCACGAAGCAATGAGGTGGAGATCAAATACATGGGGAAATACGGAGCCAAGGGAGAGAAAAGGGCGAAGAGGAACAAGGCATCCCCGGAGACTATCAGGAGACAGAACCGGACAAACAAGGCGATCAAGGTTCGGCGGCTTCTCAAGGCGAATTTCACCGATGACGACTACTGGGTTACCCTTAAATATCCGGCAGGAGCAAGACCGTGTATAGATCAGGTCAAGAAAGACCTGAAGAACTTCAACGACCGCATGAGGTATCAATATGAGAAGCACGGAGAGCAGTACAAGTGGGTGCGCCGCATAGAGATTGGCAAGCGAGGTGGTGTACATATACACATGGTCATAAACAGGATCAGGGAAGGACCACCCACGGACAAGCTCATAAGGGAAAAATGGAAACCTCACAAGGTGAACTACACGCAGCTCTATAAGGATGAGGACTATGACAAGTTGGCAGAGTATCTTGTCAAGGACTATGAGACAGATACACAGCTATCAATGTTCGATGCCGAGGATCAGAAAGTGCTTACAAATTATTCATCAAGCCGGAATCTAATCAGGCCGGAACCGGAGACGAAGATCTACACCCGCAGGACAGTGAGAAAGATCATCGATGAAGGGCCGAAGCCGGCGGCGGGATATTACATAGATAAGGACTCGGTGAGAATGGGCGTGAACCCTTACAATGGCTTGAGCTATATCAAGTACACAGAGACAAGAGCCGGGACGAGGAGCGCACCAAACTGGAAAGAATGGGGGATTGCAACATGAAGAAGATGGACATCTACATGATGACTGATATCCGGGCGGTGACACCGGTATCAGGATATGGAATGTACTGCATAGAGTGGATAAGTCCTAAGGGCAAGGCGACACTCACAGATATGGTAGAGCTGACAGAGTGCAATGCCAGGAGCGCAACCCTTAGGACTGCAATCAAGGCACTCGAAAGGATTACAGAGTCTTGTGAGCTGACTATGCATGTGTCGGAGACATATGTTGCAACTGCTATAGCAAAGAACTACGTCGGTGACTGGATGGAAAACGGCTGGAAAACCAAGAAAGACAGGGAAGTGGTCAGCAAAGATCTGTGGCAGCAGCTTATGCATCTCCTGTCAAGGCATCAGTACACAGTAGTTTACGACATATCGCATGAATACAGCCGCTGGATGGCGGATGAACTTACACGGAAGGAGAAGAAAAAGAAATGAAATTAAGCGAGATTAACACCAGGGCAGCAGAGCTTAAAGCTGCCGGCAAGACAAATGAACTTTGTGAATACGCAAAGAAGATCGGGCTCACAGAAGCTGATGCAGAGGACTATATTGACGGAATGGTCGAAGAGCTAACGACAGCTACATATCTGGCCGGATCTATTATAGAGACTCAGGGAAAATCTCTTGCATGCAAGGGAGTGGTAAAGGACTGGGTACAGACTATCACTCAGATGGCACAGAATGACACGGCCCTTGCGAACGATATCATAGAGCATGATGATAAGGATCTCACTCACTGCCTCGCAGAGATTATCAGTTTTTCGTTTGAGAATAAGGCACAGGTGGATAGCAAGATAGTAGACGTAACAATGATCACGCACAACGGAAAGAAAGAGAAACTCCGTGGACCGTTATATCTTGGGGTGCCAAGCCGTGCTGAGCTGCAGAAGATAGTACATAAATACTATGGAGGTGGCAAGTGATGATTGCATACAAGGGTTTCAAAAAAGGAAAGACAGGCCCTGAGGCAATACTTGGATCCGGCACGATGACATACGAAGTGGGTAAGTGGTATGAGACTAAAGGTGCACAGACAGCAAGTATGGGCTTTCATTGCTGTGAGAACCCACTTGAATGTCTGACTTACTATAGCTGGAATAACAATAATGTGTTCTATGCGGTGGAAGTTGCTGGTGATGTAGATGAAGATGGTGCGAGCAGAATATGTTGTACAAAAATACGCTTGCTTAAACAGCTTGATCTGCAGAGCTTTATCCTTGCATCTGCACAGTATCTATTAAAACATCCGAAGGTAGCTTGTCATAGAGTGCATGAGGACAGGAGCAGCACTACAGGCCGGGAATCATTTGTTTTTGTACGTGGCAAAAATCCATGCGGAGCAGGTAAAAAAGGCGACTGTGTGGTACTGCTCCAGGAGGCAGCAGACTCGAAAGAGATACAGGCACTGCAGTTAATCCACATCGATGGCAAGAAGTATGTACCGATGGTGTACTACGACATTGACAGAAGGGCGGTGGAGTGATGATTAAAAAGACACTTAGAGCCCTTAGACAGCTAAATGCAACAAAGGAAATGATGCAGAAGGCAGAAGCAGACAAGCCAACGGCTAATAACAAGTGGTGGAGGTCTGATGTTAAATTCCCTTACAAGTACGGAGTATATCTTAGGGCACAGCATCTGAAAGGATTTCTTAAAGTTGCGGTATACGCAACTGAATGGATGCGTCAGGGGATATGTACACCGTGCTATGAGATATTTATCGACTATGAAAATGAACAGTTCATAACAAGAAGGCTTGATAAAAATTATACAGAGACAGGCTGGACGAATGCGATGGTCGATAACCTGAAGAATGTCGAAGACGTGAAACTTGCGAGATATTGGTATGACAGTCTTATGTCAGGAAGTGGAGCTGAAGATCCATGGATGGACGAGCACCAGGCAGCGTATATCAAGAAGACACTGCAAACGAATAAGAGTGGGTATGCGGCCATCGTAGAATATCAGCGCAAATGCCGGCAGCAGGATCTTGCTGAAAAGCGCCGCCGGGAGACTGCTCCATGGGATGAGGACATGGCAAGAGTGCCAGAAGAACCCAAGGCGTTTAGACGCTGGGTGTTCCATGAGGCTGTATCTGAGAATTACATGATATATACATACAGCAAAACAGGTGCAAAAGAAGGCTGGTGTACATACTGCGAGAAAACGGTCCAGCTTAAAGAAAAACCTCTGCATGGCAAGATTGGAATATGCCCTCGGTGCAAACGAGAGATAACATACAAGTCCGCGGGCAAAATAAATACGCTTGCAACAGACTGGTACGAGGTACAGCTTGTACAGAATATAGATGGAGGAATAGTAGTTAGACACTTTGAGGCAAGAAAATGCTGGAAAGGAACAATAAACGCAGAGTTGTATCTGCGTGAAGATAGAAGAACACTCATTATGGACGGCACTAAATGGCAGTATTCATGGGAACTATACAAGAATATAGAGCATAGGTGGTGCCGGTCAGACTATAGCAACTATGGAAACTGGCAAGGAGGGCGGATATATCCCAGTAATATGTATCACCTCAGTAAGACCGGGCTGGTACATAGTTCACTCCCAGCGGTGCTTAACCATAATAAAAAGCTAACAAACGCAGTAGTAGATTGGCTTGACGCTGAAAAGTATGATCCAAACATCGAAAGGTGTGCAAAAGCCGGGTTATACAGGCTTGCCGGCGAGCTGACGAAGAACGGCGGGCTGGTAAAAGACAGGAGAGCGACAGAGCTCACAAAGGCTCTTGGAATCGACCGCATGAGGCTGTCAAGATTAGTGGCACATGACGGAGACTCGTTATATCTGATATATCTGCGGAGAGAGAAGGCAGACAATACAATATACCCAGATGATATTTTGTTTGATTTGACAGAAAAACATATTGCTTTACCATACTTGAAAACCATGCTTAGCCATATGACTCTGATCAAGGCGTACAACTATCTTGTCAGACAGAGTGATCCATCTGACGAAAATCCGATGAGCCAAGCACTTACAACATATAACGACTACATGAACATGGCGGTGAGGCTGCAGATGGATACGTCTGCAGAACAGATATATAAACCCAAAAATTTGAAAAAAAGCCATGCAAAAGTGATTGATCTGTTGAGTCAGGAGTCGTGGGATAAGTCAGCTCAGGAGATCATGAAAAAGTTTCCAAAAGTTGATAAAGAGTTGCCACGATTCTTGAAGTATGAGTATAAGGGCTCTGCCTACCAAATAGTGGCACCACGGACGGTGGCGGATATCGTACGTGAAGGATCTCTGCTCAGGCACTGCATCCATACCTGTGATTTCTATTTTTCGAGGTATGAAACCAGGGAGACATTCATTCTTTTCCTCCGGAAAAACGACAATCCGAGTAAGCCGTGGTATACGCTTGAGGTTGAGCCGTCGGGCAATATCCGCCAGAAGCGAACTGTTGGCGATAACCGAAACAATGACCTGAAGGCAGCAGTTCCGTTTTTACATGAGTGGCAGAAATGGCTTCAGAAGATCCTCAGCGAAGAAGATAAGAAACTTGCAAAGATCAGTGAGAAGAAGAGAAAAGAAAATTATAAGAAGATCAGGGAAGAAAAAAAGAAGGTATGGCATGGAAAACTGCAGGGGCAGCTACTTGCAGATGTGCTTGAGGCTGACTTCTTAGGACTGGAGGAAATATGTTAGATATAACAAATGTGACAAGGGCAACACCGAGCACGACTTATGAAGAGTTCAAGACCGAGCTTGACACGGAACTTAGCAAGAGCGCTGAGGGATTTGTCCGGATAGGATACTTGCTGAAACTGGCAAGAGATACAGACGTGCTTGCAGGACGATATTCGAGTGTGACGGAATTTGCACAGGCCGAATACGGCATCGATAAGACCACCGTCAGCAGGTGGATGCGTATCAATGATAAATTCTCGGAAGGAGGGTACAGCGACCAGCTCCTTGAGCAGTACAGAGGTTTTGGTTATGCAAAGCTATCACTCATGCTGCAGATCCCGGATGCAATAAACGAGACTCTTACACCGGCCTACAGCAAGGCAGACATACAGCAGATCAAGGATGATGTTGATACAGAGAAACAGGTGAGCGACATTGAAGTCATGATTGACGAGATGGAACACCCACAGACAGACGACCGCCTCCTTGTATTTCTGAAAGCTATTGACATGCCAGATAAATGGGATGATGAGAATTACACGGCAATAGAGCTTCTTGCTCCACAGGGCGATGGATATGTGTCTGCAAGAGTTCCCGGCGTAGGCAAACTTGGCATGACGATAATGAATGGCAAGGACGAGGTAACTCTGACGAATATCAGAACAGGTGAATTCTGGAGATACCCGTCAGCCGAAGTAAATTCAACGTTTTTGGAAGTTGTGAAGCTATACAAAAAGAGATCAGGCAATACATCTTCGGCGAAAAATGAGCAGAAAAAGCCCCAAAGTGCTCAGAAACCATCGAAGACTACCCAGAAAGCAGTCAGCAGAGTGCAGAAAACTGAAAAAAAGGCAGTTGCACCGGTACAACCGGAAAAGGCATCAGTCGAAGTAACTGCTACGATGGGACCTGTTTTAGATAGCAATGAAACACAGAAAACCGAGACACCTGTCAGTGGCGAAATAATGACACCTCCAGAGCAGGCGGAAACACAGACAGAACTGCATACGGCAGCAGGTTCGGAGGATGAAAACAGACTGAAGATGCATCTTAGTACTTTAATGTTTGATCTGCAGAAAATCATAGATAGAGGAGACTGGTCGAAAATGCTTACCACACTTAAAAAGATGACAACACTTGTAGAGACATCAGTTGGTAAGGAGTCGGAAAATGGCGAGTAAACAGGCAAGAGCAAAGGAGTTTTCACCGAAGGTTAGAGAAGTTATTAAGAGAAGAGATGGAGGCTGTATATTCTGCCGGATGAATTATCAGATGGAGAAGATAAACTGGTTTGATTCACAGCTTATGTCGATAATGCATTACATTCCAAGGTCAAAGGGTGGCCTTGGAATAGAACAGAACGGAGCTCTGGGCTGCCAATATCATCACTCAATGCTGGACAATGGTAATCAGGGTAGGCGGGCAGAAATGCTTGAGATGTTTAAAGGGTACTTACAGAATCACTATGATAACTGGGACGAAGAAGAATTGTATTACAGAAAATGGAGGTAATTTATGTTTGTTAATTATTCAATACTTAAGAAAATGATAAAGGCGGCATATGAGCATCATGTCCTTACAGTAGCTTGCACACCGGATCTTGTAATAATACAGAGCGCCAAATGGGGCATAAGTGTACGGCGGAGCTTCCTTCACAACAAGGTGATGGCTGCACTTGCCGAGTTTATTGGAGAACTGCCACCGCAGGGAGAGGCATGGAGCTATATAAAAAATGGTAAAAACATGGAAAAGCAGGAAGAACTCATGGAGACTATTGAAGGATACTTTATGTATAAGCCCGGCAAGAGATACAGCAAGACGGATGTATATGTAAGGACTTTTGGGAGCCTGTATCAGATATATGAAAGCGATGATATGAGCAAGCTGTACATAAACTCTGTGTTTACAGAGCTTATCGATGCGATGAATGTCGAAACAGAGAGAGGAGAGATTCAGCCTCAGAAATGGACGACTGGCCAACATGGATTGATCTATATCACAAATAATGTGATGACCTTATACTGCAACTATTATCACGGACAGACAGAGCTTGAAACAGAACTGTTGTCATTGATAGGGGATACAAGTCTGCTTGAGAAAGATATGCTTGTCAAGAAAGGAGAGGCGTAATTGAAAATAATAGCAAAGAGAGAAGCAGATCTGTCAGTTGAAGATTTTACTGATCTGGTCCACAAAGGCAGATTAACAAAATTACTCAGCGTAGGAGATCAGCTTACAGTTGGATACAGGGATAAGATGCTGCTGCTTGATGTAATAGACTTGAACAAGGATGGAGAGGGAACGGTGACGATCCAGACTCATTATGTGCTTGATGATATCATGAAATATAGCGAGCAGGGGACTCTTGCATGGGAAAGGTCAGATATACGCAAGTATCTGCACCAGGTTTTCCTTCCAGGACTGGATGAAAGTTTCAAGAAGCTGCTCATGGTACGGCAAAGCACAAATACAATAGGCAATGATACTCTTGATAGGGCGTTCGTGCCATCTGTTGATGAGATGGTAAACGGGTACGAATACTACAGAATGCAGGAGAGAACGATCAAAACAAACGGAGATGGAGAATACAAGGCATATTGGCTGAGGTGTCCGTCAGCCTGGGCGGAAACCGGTACTTGGTGCTGCGGCGGTGGTTACTACCGCAGACAGACCGGGAATAGTTCGCTTGCTGTAGCTCCATGTATGGTTATTGGAGGATAAAACGAATGTTGACATTACCGATCAAACGTATGTGGTTTGATATGATTGCGTCCGGCGAGAAGAAAGAGGAATACAGAGAGATAAAAGAATATTACGATAGCAGACTTCTGAATGCCTTTGGTGCAATATGCGTAGGCGATGAGGTGCTGCACAATGTATTACCAGAGATGGATCAGATAGAGTGGCCAGTACCAATTGTGTTCCGTAATGGATATTCAGCGGCCAGTCGGCAGATAAAAGCGATGTGTACGCTTAGTATAGGCACAGGCAAGCCAGAGTGGGGAGCTGAACAAGGGAAGAAGTATTATATATTACACATCAAAGAGATAGATAAGGAGTAACAAATGAGAGAGACGAAAGATATTGAAATGAATAGCCTGGCCGTAGAGTGTGAGGACTGTATGAGTACACATAAGGTATCAGTATACATAGACTTCACCGAACCGGTCAGTTACAGAGAGGCTGAACAGTATGTTGCAGATCTTATATGCCTGGGACAGAGAGAGTTTGAGAAAGAGAGCAGCAGATTTGCGGCTAGATATATGAAAAATAAGTGCGCTGCAAAATAGAGCTGCAAGGCAAAATATAACAAGGGAGGAGATAGATAATGCCTACCGGGACAGCCAGGGCAGCAGTCACCGAATATGATGAGATAGAGCATGCACTAGAGGAGATGTCAAAAGTAGTGAATAAAGCATCGCAGGATTGTGGTAAAGCACTGGAGATCTATAACGGCCTGCTGGCTGTTATGAAAAAGAAAACTCCTAAGGAATACGGAGAATATCTACAGAAAAAAAGACAAGGAAAGAGGCGGTACAAGTGAAGAAGATAAATATGAGTAACTACGTAAGCATGGACGTTATAAAAGATATGGTGTTAAAGGATCGGAAAAGAATATTTGACTCAATAAATATGCCAGAGATAGTACCCTGGCTTGAGTCAATAGGATATTTTAATGCGCCAGCATCTGCACAGTATCATGGATCCCATGAGGGCGGTTTGTACGAGCATTCATGGCGTGTGGCTGAATATCTCAGTGAAATATCAAGTGCCCTGGGATACAAGTGGGACAGATGGCAGTCACCTTTTATCATAGGGTTACTGCATGATGTGTGTAAGTGTGACGAATACAAGGCAACAAAAGAAGGGTACGAATGGAACGACGAAACAAGGTATTTGGGGCATGGCGATAAGAGTCTCATAATACTCATGGGGCATGTGGATCTTACGGAGGAAGAAAAAATGTGTATAAGATACCACATGGGAGCATACACGGATAAAAAGGAATGGAGTTATTATGGTAATGCTGTTCGTGAGTGCACTGGAGTGCTGCTTACTCACATGGCAGATATGCTTGCAAGTCATGTAGACGATATGTAGGAGGTGTGGCAGGTGACAGATGCGGATATCAAGAAAGTGGTAAATGCTACAATCGATTCTATGCTGCGGAAGAATATGCTGCGCTATAATGATAACGTTATACTATCCTCGGTTGGGAATATTCTCACAAGATACTATGATAGCGACATGAAGGATATAGCAATCAAGGACGCTCTTGATAAGCTGAGTGATTATACCTATAGCGATATCTTGGCAATGTATTACCGAGATCATATGACACTGGAAGTCATCGCTGAAAAATATAATGTTGATGTAAGCACAGTCCGTCGCAACAAGAGAAAGCTTTGTCTTGAGTTTTACAACAAGTATCCAGATATGATTGAGTTGGAATGACAGCCGATGCAGTTGCACCGGTGCAACATTTTACAGAGTCGGTATTATTACCGGCTCTTTTTATATGCCTATGGGCGCACTGGTGTTTTACATGAAAATATCTGAAAATGAGGAAAAAGGGGCATGACACCTGACAAGTATCAGGTGCATGTCCACACTATGCGGAGGTGGTTAGATGGATAAGTTACAGGATTACATCAAGCCGGAGCTTCTGGTACTGATACCGGCGCTTTATATCTTAGGTTTGATGCTCAAGAAGACAGAGAAGATTAATGACAAGTATATCCCGGTGATGCTCGGAATTATAGGCATAGTGCTCAGTGCAATATATGTGGCAGCAGTCAGCGGCATATGTCTCATGAGCGTGTTTACGGCGGTCACGCAGGGAATACTTGTAGCAGGGGCAGCAGTATATGTGAATCAGCTTGTTAAGCAGAATAAGGAGTAGGAATGACAGATACAATCATCGTCGGCCTGCTCAGTCTGGCTGGTACATGCATAGGATCACTTGGCGGACTGAGGATGACGAGTTATCGGATAGAACAGCTTGAAAAGAAGGTTGATAAGCATAATAACTTTGCAGAGCGCATCCCGGTTCTCGAGGAAAAGATAGAATCCGCCAATGACCGAATAAAGAATCTTGAAAAACATGAGGAGAAGTAAGAATGAATATGCTTAAGTGCTTGTTAACCGACAATGGTTGCTATAAAGAGGCGAAGAGGATGACTCCTGTGGGAATCATCATACATTCTACCGGGTGTAACAATCCAAACCTCAGAAGATATGTGCAGCCGGATGATGGCATCATCGGATACAACATATACCAAAATGACTGGAATCATCCTGAGACGGACGTGTGTGTACATGGGTTCGTAGGCAAGACACAGAAAGGTGATGTTAGATTTGTGCAGACATTGCCCTGGAACTTCCAGTGTTGGGGTTGTAGTAGTGGATGGAGAGGAAGTTACAACAGAGGATATATACAGATCGAGGTATGTGAGGATGATCTCACAGACGAGAAGTATTTTGATAAGGCTTTTGCAGTTGCCGTGGAAGTCACAAGATATTTGATGAAACAGTACAACATCAGTATCAACAACGTCATATCGCACAAGGAGGCACATGATAGAGGATATGCATCCGATCATGTGGATTGCAATCACTGGCTTGCTAAGTTTGGAAAAGATATGGACTGGTTTAGGCAGCAGGTCAAGAAAGGGCTTACAACTACGACTACGAAAAAGCCTACAACTTCAACTGTGAAGAAGACATCATCGTTTAAGTCGTACAGGGTAAAGGTAACGGATCCGGCTCTTAATATCCGTGCCGGTGCCGGAACTAATTACAAGGTGAATGGAATGATAACGGATATGGGAGTGTATACGATCATCGCTGAAAAAAGTGGAACAGGAGCGAAGAAATGGGGACGGCTTAAGAGCAAAGCCGGCTGGATTGCCCTCGATTATACACGGAAGATATAAAGGGGTGAGGCCATGGACGAGCCAAAGCTCAAGCCGCAGCTCAAGCTGATGGCCACATACTACATTGGTGAGTGTGCCGGCAATGCAGAACAGTCTGCGATTCGTGCCGGCTACTCGAAGAAGTATGCAAGAGGTAATGCATATAAGCTTATAGCGAGACAGGATGTGCAACAGTACATAGCATATCTCAGATATCTGCAGAGTGTTAATCCTACAAGCCCTATCTTGCATATAGCTACAATCAATGAGATTCAGGGATTTTGGACAAATGTAATGGACTCAAACAGGTACGACATTAAGGACAGGCTGAGAGCATCAGAGCTTTTAGCTAAGAGCATAGGAGCATTCGATGAATTCTAGGACATTATCAGACTTCTATCACTCGAAAGAGTGGCAGAAGTTTACATATGTAGTTAGAAGTGAAAGAGTAGATGATAAAGGACAGATCATATGTGAATACTGTCACAAGCCGATCACGAAGGCTTATGACTGTATTTGCCATCACAAGATATATCTGACCGAAGATAACTACAGGGATGTGTCAGTATCTCTGAATCCGGACAACATAATGCTTGTGCATCACAGATGTCATAATGTGATTCACGATAAACTTGCCAGCAGGCGGTCTGTATATTTGGTATATGGATCGCCACTTGCGGGCAAGACCTCTTACGTCGATAGTGTTAAGTCTGCTGGTGATCTTATCATAGACATGGACCGCATCTGGTTGTGCGTTTCGGGATGTGAGCCATATGTTAAGCCGGCACGACTTAACGCTGTTGTGTTTGGCATGAGAGATTATCTTCTTGACTGTGTTAAGTACAGGACAGGCAAATGGCAGAATGCGTATATAGTTGGAGGATATCCGCTTATAAGCGAGCGAGACCGCCTGTGCCGTGAGCTTGGAGCCCAGGAAATATTTATAGACACAGGCAAGGAGGAATGCTTGTCACGCTTGTATTCAGATGGTAACAGAAATACGGAGTTGTGGCAGAAATATATAAGCGATTGGTGGGAAAAATACTCCCCCCCACCTGAGCTGTGATTGGCCCCCTGATGGGGACTGTTGGGGGGTGGTAATTTTCACCGAAAACCGAAAAATGAGATTTTCGGTTTTGAAAATGCATGAAAAGAGCAGAAAGGAGAGCAAAAGTGGCTGTATATGGTTTTGATGAGGCTTTAAACAAGGTGGAGGTACTCACGGAGAAGGACTTTGGAGATGACTCAGCGTATGGCTGTGTGGTGCCTTGTAAACCTCACAACATTAGAATAATAAAAACATCCCTCTCGGTTGCAAAAGGAATTGAGCCAGGGAAAACGGGAACCGCAAACGCTATAGGGATTGGGAAGATAGGAGAATTATTTGTCAACCCTCTTTCAGTAACGGTACTTGTGTCAGGAAAGTGTAATACACAGGATTTAGAAGCAGCATCGGTCAATTTTTGCTCGGGTGTAACGATGGATATAAGCGGCAAGTATAGTGTCACTGCATATGCTTACAATGCTGGATCAGCAAAAACAACTATATCTCATGACTGCGATGTTTTGATAGTAGGGGAATGTGATTAATTGGGTAGAAAAGAAGAGTTGATAAAACTGACAGGTAATAGCAGTGAGCTCATGGAACAGCTTGTTGATGAGATATTGTACATGGAAACTCAGCTTAAATATTACAGGTCACTGCCCCAGATTCGGGTCGATAAGGAAAGGCCTGAGAGACAGCGTGCCACTCCGGCAGCGAAGCTCTATAAGGAGACAATGCAGCAATATACGAACTGCATCAAGATCATTGCAAAATGTGCTGGATTTGATGCTGACGATGAAGAATCGCCTCTTAGAGCATGGGCGAGGAAGTTTCTCGATAAATGCTGATACAAAATAAAACGATATGGACACCGGACAATAGTAACTTACTCCGGTACAAAGAACTTTGTGAGATTGGAACATACATCATCGGCGAGGATCTGAAGACACAGCTTGTGAATTTGTCTGAAGACCTGAAGACAGGTGAGTATAGATATGACACAGAAGATGCGCTGCTTAGAATAAATTTCATGGAGCATTGCGTCAGGCTTACAAAATCACCATTTTATAATCAGCCCATGGTCCTTATGGACTGGCAGAAGGCACTCATAGAAGCAGCCTACAGCTTCAAGATGCCCGATACTGGTTTTGACCGGTTTAAGCGAGTGCTACTTGAGATAGCAAGAAAAAACGGCAAAACAGAGACATGTGCAGGCCTGGCATTTGCGGAACTTATAGTTGGAAATCCCGGATCAGATATAGTTGCATCCTCAAACGATGACGCTCAGGCAAACATCACATATAATGCCGTGAATGTCATGAGGCTGCTTGTCGATCCAAAGAGCCAGGACACATGGAAGAACCAGATTGGAATATCCAATCTGAATAACGGATCCAAGATGACAAAGCTCACGGACCGAACGAGAAATAAAGAGGGTCGAAACATCGATTTTGCCGTTGTTGACGAAGTGCACGAGATGAAACAGAACGTCATTGTGAAATCAATCGAACAATCTCAAAGCATAAAGGACAGCCCGAAGCTGTGGCTGATCACGACAGAGGGATTTATATTTGAGGGATTTCTCGATGATGAGCTGAAGAAAGCTCATGCAGCTATATACCGTGAGGATGATTCGATAGCAAGCAAGCGAAGACTTGACTGGCTATACACACAAGATTCGGAAATGGAGATCTGGACAAATCCAAAGAGTTGGTACAAGTCGAACCCTACGCTCGGCGTCGTGAAGAAACTTGAATATCTTGAGGAACAGGTTGAACTTGCAAAGATGTCAAAGGCAGACCGTATATTCGTGCTGTCAAAGGATTTTAACATTAAGCAGAATGGTATAGAGAGCTGGCTCAATATTGAGGATTACACATATAAGGCGGTATATGACATTGAAGATATGCGAGGAGCTATTGCCCTTGGAATGGTCGATCTTGCGGAGACAACAGATCTATGCTGCGCAAAGGTGCTCATGATGAGACCAGGTGATGACACAAAGTATATATATACAAAGTATTTCATCCCACGGCAAAAACTGGACGCCGATAAGGACGATCATAATGCGGGTGCCCGTTATAAAGAGTGGGCGGACGCCGGATATATTGCAGTATGCCAGGATAACGAGATAGATCTTGCGGTAGTGGCAGATTGGTTCTATCAGTTGTACAAGGACTATAAGATCAGGATCATATATTGCGGTTACGATCAGAGGTTTTCCAAGGACTGGATTGAGAGAATGTCTATGTATGGTTGGACAAGAGAAGGCAAAGAGCTTGAGATGGTGCTGCAGAATGCGGCTACACTGAACAATGCACTGAGGCTTGTCGAGGCTGATCTGAAGAGTCGCCTGATTAACTACAATGAGAATCCGGTTGATCGCTGGAACTTCAAAAACAGCTGCTTAAAGATGGACGATAAACGTCAGGCACTTTGTATAAAGACGAATGATGAAAACAAAATAGATGGTTCGGTCACTCTTATAGGAGTCTATGAGATGTACAGAAGGCATAAGAACGAATTCCTGTCAAAGGTAAACAAGAAAGGCAAATGATATGGGCTGGTTTAAAAATCTGATACGAAAGAAAAATAAAAATACATATCTGGCAGACATGCTGAATGGATATGCACCGATATATAGCCAGTTCGGACAGGATATATATGCAAGCGATGTTGTACAGCAGTCTGTAAGCTGCATAATTCTGGAATGTGTCAAGCTTATTCCAAAGCATGTAAAGACAAAAGGTTCTGATGTTGTGCCGGTAAATAGTGATATTCAGAGACTGCTTAGACAGCCTAACGATTTGATGACTACAGCAGACTTCATAGAAAAGTTTATGTGGAATCTGATGCTTAACTACAACAGCTGGATCATCCCGACATATTACACCTGGAAGGATGACTCCGGAAAGGTACAGAGAAAATACACAGGACTCTATCCTGTGCTCCCGACAAGCGTGGAATGGCAGCAGGATGACGATGATAAACTCTATGTCAAGCTGGGATTTGCCAATGGCTATGAAACTGTACTGCCATATAGTGATGTAATACATATCCGTTATAGATACAGCGTCAATGAGCTCATGGGCGGAAATGAATCAGGTCAGCCGGATAACAGTAGTCTGCTGAAGACTCTGCAGATTAATCAGGATCTTATTGAGAGCGTAAGCAGAGCGGCCAAGCGAGGCATGAATATAGCAGGAATCGTTAAATACAACACATACATGGATGATGACAATACAACAGAGACTGCTCTGAAAAACTTTGAAAAAAAGATCAATCAGAACATGAGCGGATTCCTGCCGCTGGATTTAAAGACAGAGTACACGCCTATAAAATCTGATATAAAGCTGGTAGATCCGGATACATTGAAGTTTATAGATGAAAAAATACTGAGAAATTATGGAACATCATTACCGATTCTTACGGGAGATTACACAAAAGCTCAGTATGAGGCTTTCTTCCAGAAGGCAATCGAGCCGCTTGTAACAAAGATTAATCAGGCATTTACAAAGACAATATTTTCACCAGGTGAGAAATCTCGTGGAAACGAGATCCGATTTTATACAAAAAATCTTGAGTTCATGACAACCGATCAGGTGCTTGAAATGGTCAGACTCCTTGGAGATGCAGGCGACCTCTACGAGAATGAAAAGAGAACCGCATTTGGTCTTGAACCACTTACAGAGCTGGCCGGAAAGAGAATGCAATCACTGAATTATATTGACGTCAACAAGGCGTGGATATATCAGCAGAAGAAACTTGGAGGGCAGAACGATGAGAAAAAGTGATACAGAAAAAATGACTGTAACAAGGGCATATGATTTTGAAGTCAGGGCTAAACACGATGACGAGCACGGATATTATCTCGAAGGTCGTCCAATCATATACGGCAGCAGAACAGACCTTGGCTACTTTGATGAGATCATAGAACCTGGTGCGCTGGATGGGGCTGATCTTAGAGACGTCAGATTCCTTGTGAATCACAACACGAACATGATTCCTTTGGCCAGATCGAGACGGAATAATAAGAATTCGACAATGCAGATGAGTGTTGACGATAAAGGAATGCACATCAGGGTTAATCTTGATGTTGAGAGAAATACTGATGCAGCAAATCTGTATAGCGCAGTAGAGAGAGGAGACATAAGCGGCATGTCGTTTATGTTTTCGATAGATGATGAGGAGTGGGAGGACCTTGAAAGCGACCACCCGCTTAGACACATCAGGAAGATAGACAGCGTGTTTGAAGTGTCGGCTGTCACTTTCCCAGCCTATGAAGCTACTGAAATCTCGGCAAGAGCAAAGGAGACGCTGGAGAGCGTCAAATCCACATTGGACAGTGTGAGAGCTAGGCCGGAGGAGTCCGGTGGGGATTTGGAGCTTGAAAAGCTGAAAGCAGAGATTCTTTACAAGTAAGGAGGAGAAAAAGTTGAAAGAATATTTACAGAAGATCATTGATGCAAAGAATAAGAGAGCAGCAGAGCTTAGAAAGCTCATCAAGGAGGCAACAACAGCTGATGAAGTCAGAAGCCTTGGAGATACTCTCGATGAGGTGCTGACAGAGCTGGAGGATGCGAAGGCACAGCTCGCAGAGCTTGATGGAGACAATAGTGACGATGGTGATGATGGCGATAACGACGCCAGATCTCTTGTGCCGGATAAGGCAGAGCATAGGGGTGGAAAGCCATTTGCCGCATTTGCTACAGCAAAGAGAGAGGATAAGAATGTAGACCGCCATGACACACCTGAGTATAGAAAGGCGTTCATGGAATACGTTTGTAGGAATGTTGAGATCCCTGTTGAACTTAGAACCGATGTAGTGACAGGTGTTGCAGATGCCAGTGCCGTGATCCCGACGACTCTTATGAATGAGATAGTGAAGAAGATGGACACCTACGGAAATGTGTACAAGGCTGTACGCAAGCTGAATGTTCAGGGTGGTATAGCTATCCCTGTACTCTCACTTAAGCCGGAGGCTACATGGGTAGGCGAAGGAAAGTCAGACTCACAGAAGATCAAGGCAGACGAGAAGATTACCTTCTCATATTACGGAATTGAGTGCAAGATCGCACAGACACTCCTTGCTAATGTGGTGACACTTGATGCGTTCCAGGCGCTGTTTGTGCCGCTGGCAACCGAGGCGATAGTGAAGGCTGTAGAGATATCTATCTTCAAGGGAAATGGAACGTCACAGCCGCAGGGTATCCTGTCAGACAAGAGAATTCCTAAGGAGAATATCATCACAATGACACCATCCGAGTTCGCATCGTGGGATGGATGGCACAAGAAGGTTAAAGCGAAGATGAAGAAAGCCTATAGAAATGGCTCATTCTTCATGAACCAGTCTACATTTGACGGACACATCGATGGAATGGTTGATAAGAATGGACAGCCTATAGGCAGAACCAACTACGGAATCAACGGGGAGGAGTCTTACAGATTCCTCGGCAAGGAGGTTGAGACTGTTGAGGATGATATGATTGCATCTTGGGATGATGCTGTTAAGGGAGATGTAGTTGCAGTATTCTTCAAGGGCTCAGACTATGCCATCAACTCTAATATGCAGATGACAGCAGTGAAGTGGATAGATCATGACACCAATGAGGTCAAGAATAAGTGCATCATGATCGTAGACGGTAAGCTCATTGATTCGAATGGTGTACTTATCATCAAGAAGGGTGAGGAGCCGGCATCATCAACAGAGCCAACAGAGAATAAGGGAGAGTAAAGAGTAGCAATGACCAGAGAAGACCAGCTTACCGCTTGTAAAGAATCAATGAATATAACAGGTTCATATCAGGATGCCCGAATAGGCAGACTACTTGATGAAGTCAAGCAGATGCTGGTTGACGCTGGTGCATCGGAGGAACTTGTTAATTCGGATGAGGCTATAGGAACAATATGCTGCGCTGTCGATGATCTCTTTAACTACAAAAAACTGAGTGAGTACACGCATATGCGTATAGTGAATCTTGGCTGTAGAAAGACATGCAGAAAGGCGGAGACATGAAAGCATATACACCAAATCTGCCGTATGCCGTGCCGGCAGAGCTTATGACGCCATCTTATGAAAAGGTCAAAGGAACTAACAAGAAAATATTCACAAAAGTTGATGATATCTATATCAGCTTTAAGACTTTTGGCGGCACAGAGACACAGGACAATGGGGTTATTGCTGTAGAGGATACGGCCACGGTGGAAACCTGGTATAGGCCAGACATTACATCTGCATCAAGGATAAGGGTGTATGGCAAGGATTATGAAGTCCTTGGCACACCTGAAAATATCAACATGGCGAATACTTACCTAAAGGTCAAGGTTAAGGCTGTGAAAGGCGGTGCGTGATGGCAAAAAGCAGAAACCGGATAGGGCTTGAGTTTGAAGGATTTGAGGACATAGTGGCCCAGCTTGACAGCCTTGAAGGCGATGTTAAGAAGGCCACGGAGGAAAGTCTCAAGGTGGCTAATCAGATAGTAGCTGAAAGGCTTACACCTATCATGGAAAAACATAAGCAGACCGGTAGAACCATTGGCTCGATCCGTGATAATTATCCGATTGAATGGGAGGGGTTAACAGCTTCAACTAAGGTAGGATTTGATTTTGCGGAAGGCGGGCTTACGTCAATATTTTTGATGTATGGTACACCGACGATGCGTCCGGTGCAGGGCCTGAAAAATGCTGTGTATGGCAGAAAAACAAAGAATATGATAGCTGAGGAGCAGAAAAAAATCTTTTCAGAAGCCATACATAAGAGAATGGGAGGCTGATACATGGAGGATACATTGATAAGCATTCTCGAAAGCATGGGGTATGAGTCATACAGGCAGGGAAGCTTCACTGATGGTGATGAATACCCGGAGCATTTTTTCACATTCTGGAATAATTCGTCAGAAGAGTCAGGCTATTATGACAACACGGCAACGAAGGAAGTACAGGACTTTGATGTCAATTTTTACTCAGTTGATCCTGAAAAAACATACTCAGTCCTTTCTGAAGCAAAAAAGAAGCTCAAGGAAAAAGGTTTTATAATTTATGACTCCGGGCATGATGTGGGCAGTGACAGGCCGACACACACAGGAAGAGGTATCGGAGTCTTATACATGGAGGATTAAGCAATGAACGATAAGGTAATAGAATTCCGTGGCGTTGACATGCTCTGCATAGCGGAGGTTAAGTGTGACGACAACAGCACAGAGGCGGAACATGGATATGTAACAGGCGACTGGGAGCCGCTTGCTCCGGTAGCAGAAGTCAGCAAGACGGTGGAGACGAGCTCCGAGTCAAAGTATTATGACAATCAGCCTATGCTTGTCATCAGCTCTGAGGGGCCTGATACGATCACTTTGACTACTTCAGTTCCTGAGCTTGATATGTATGCAAAGATTACAGGTAAGTCCTTTGACAAGGGGTCAGGGATGCTTGTAGAAGGTGATAGAGATACCACATATTATGCGCTTGGCTACAGGACAAAGGGTACAGATGGTAAGTATAGGTATGTAGTAAGACATAAAGGCACATTTGCAATCCCTGACGAGACATCCCAGACAGAGGACAATGGCACTACGTCAAATAACCAGTCGCTTACATTTACCGCAATCAGGACGAAGCATAAGTTTGAGCACGGAAAGCTTGAGGATGGTAAGTGGAAGAAGTGTTCTGTCAAGGGAATAGTCATTGACGACCGATACAAGGATGTTGATGAGGATGAGTTCTTCAAGAAAGTACATACCCCGGACAGTTGGATTGAGGCTTCTCAGGCGACAGCAGATCAGGCGGATTCACATCAGTAAATCATGTTTACAAACGGCGTGGAGGGGTATACTCTTCACGCTTATTAATAGGAGGATAAGATGGATATAACCATTAAAGTATATGAGAAAGATAAAAAGACAGTAAAGAAGGAGTGCAAGGCAGATACCGTTGACCTGGAGTTTGGCACTGTCAGAAGGCTCATGGCCCTGTTTGATTACAAGAATCTCGATAATGCTACACTGCTCTCAATGATATTTGAGGAATGGAATGATCTTGTATCAATCCTTTCTGAAGCTTTTCCAGACATGGAAAATGACGACTGGGATCATGTCAAGATGAAGGAGCTCATTATCGTAATTAAGAATATAGCTGTAGCTGCCGTAAAGGACATGCTCAGTATCCCGACAGACCCAAAAAACTAGATGAGGGGGAAGATATCCCCCTTGATGAGACACTTTTTATGATTATAAATAATTTGTGCGTATTATATCCAGGACTTAATCCGCTGACGCTCACTAAAACATCATATCACGATGTACTTGTGATGTATGCAGACGTGAGGCGGATGCAGATCCGGGAGGCACAGACAAAGGACAAGCCGAGACGACGCAGAGCGAGTGATGATGCAGGCTGGTGGTAATGCAATGATTGGCGAAGAAGACAGACGAAGCGACAACTAAATTTAAAGTAGACATCAGTGATCTGACTAAAAATATCACAGCGGCAAAGAAACAGATGGCTCTGGCGTCTGCGGAATTTAAGAACTCTACAGCGGGACTTGATAACTGGTCTAAAAGCGCCGATGGGGTGAGCAGTAAGCTGACCCAGCTCGGCAGGAATCTGCAGTCACAGAGAAGTATATTAACGGACTATCGTAAGCAGTATGAGCTCACTAAAAATCAGTACGGAGAGAACTCGAAGGCTGCAGTCGATCTCAAGATCAAGATCGAGAATCAGGAAGCAGCAATTAAGGCTACTGAAAAGAGTATTGATAAGTACAACAATGTGCTTGCTGAGCTTACACAGGAGAATAACAAGACTGTATCTGCAACAGAACATCTCTCAGATACAATCAACGCTCAGGAGAAGAGCCTTACTGATATCAAGAAAGAATATGCATCTGTAGTATTGACACAGGGTAAGAATTCGGAAGCGGCAAAGAATCTTGCAAAGCAGATAGATGATCTGTCAACAGATCTGTCAGACAACAAGAAAGCATTAAAAGATGCTAATGATGCGGCAGACGCACTCGACAACAGTTATGATGATCTTGAAGATGGTGCCAGAGATGCAGGAGCAGCGGCAGAGGAATCCAGCGAAGGATTCACTGTGATGAAAGGTGTGTTGGCAAATCTTGTTGCTGAAGGAATTCGCAAGGCGCTTGACGGACTTAAGGATCTTGCTGCAGATGCACTTGAGACCGGAAGAACTTTTGAATCTTCTATGAGCGAAGTCCAGGCTATATCCGGGGCAACAGGTGAAGACCTGAAACTCCTGTCGGACACAGCAAAAGAATTTGGAGCATCTACGGTATTTAGCGCAAGCGAGTCAGCGGACGCATTAAAGTACATGGCTCTCGCCGGCTGGGATGCACACCAGAGTACAGATGCACTGGGAGGTGTACTTAACCTTGCGGCGGCATCAGGCATGGATCTGGCCAAGGCATCTGACATGGTGACGGACTACCTGTCTGCATTTGGTATGCAGGCAAAAGACAGTGCGTATTTTGCCGACCTGCTTGCTTATTCGCAGAGTAATTCAAATACATCAGCCGAACAGCTTGGCGAAGCCTATAAGAATTGTGCTGCCAATCTCAATGCTGCCGGACAGGACATTGAGACAACTACAAGCCTTCTTGCAATGATGGCAAATCAGGGACTTAAGGGCTCCGAAGGTGGAACAGCTCTTACAGCAGTCATGCGAGATATGACTGCTAAAATGAAAGATGGAGCTATTGCCATCGGTGATACAAATGTCCAGGTCATGGACGCTGAGGGAAACTACAGAAATCTTACTGATATTTTGAAAGACGTCGAGAAAGCCACGGATGGCATGGGTGATGCTCAGAAGGCCACAGCTCTTGCGTCAACGTTTACCTCAGATTCAATTAAGGGTCTGAACCTTATCCTTAATGCAGGGGTAAGCAATGCAGAAGATTTCGAGAAGCAACTGAGAAAATGCAGCGGCTCCGCTGAGAACATGGCAAATGTCATGAATGACAACCTTGAAGGCGACCTGAAGGCTCTGAACAGTGCTTACGAAGATCTTGGTATTACTATATATGAATCTGCTACAGGCTCAATGCGAGAGTTTGTGAAGGAAGTTACTAATGATCTTATGCCAGCCATCAAAGATTCTATTACTGGTGTGGAAGGCGCGGACGAAGCGCTTGGAGAGGCTGTCAGCAATCTGATACTTATGGCACTTGATGAAGTAACATCAATGCTGCCAAGGGCTGCAAATCTCGGTATATCCATTGCAGGCAGTCTTATACAAGGAGTGCTTGATTCCTTACCTGATATAGCAGATGCGGCAATAGACATGGCATCCGAGATATTATCCGGACTGTCAAAACAGCTTCCGAAAATAGCAACCAAGGCAGCAGATGTGGTGCCTCAGATCATTACTGCTATCCTGGCCAAGCTGCCTGACCTCATAGCTGCAGGCATAACGCTTGTGCAAGGGCTGGTGTCAGCTCTTCCTCAGATCATAGATTCACTGGTCGCTGCGACTCCTCAGATTATCCAGGCGCTGATAGACGGGCTTTTATCTGGCTATCAGGCTTTGACCGATGGGGCTATATCCCTCTTAATGGCGATAGTTTCGGCGGTGCCTCAGATCATAGATTCGCTGGTCGCTGCGCTGCCTCAGATTATAGATTCAGTGATATCTGGACTTCTTGGCGCTATACCACAGCTCCTGGAGGCTTGCATATCGTTCTGGATGGCCATCATAGATGCGTTGCCTCAGATCACAGTTGCCATCATAGATGCGCTGCCTCAGATCATAACGACCATCATAGAGGTGCTGATCGAGAACATACCTTTGCTCTTAGACTGTGCGGTCGAACTGTTCATGACACTTGTCCAGGCCATTCCACAGATCATATTAGAGCTTAGAAAGTCTGTCCCTCAGATAATAGCATCTATCATGATGTCCCTTGCTAAATTAGGACCAAAACTGGCCACATTTGGCGGGGAGATACTTGCAAAAGTAATAGCTTGGTTTGGCGATATGGTTGCTAAGGCTGCTGAGTATGGACTGAAATTCGTCAATGGACTTGCTGAAAAAATAGAAAGCATCCCAGGCGAACTCAAGGACATATTCGATAAGGGAATACAAAAGGTTGTTGAGTTTGGCGGCAACCTCAAGGAGAAGGCCAAGGACGCCGGAAGAAAATTTGTTGATACTATAAAGGATGCGATAAAGGGGCTGCCTGACGATGTCAAGGACATTGGAGGGCATTTCATCGAAGGCTTTTGGGATGGAATAACAGACAAATTTGGCTGGCTGACAGATAAGCTCGAAGGATTTGCCGATGGCGTCATGGACAAACTCAAGAACTTCTTTGGCATACATTCACCATCGAGAAGAGCCAGAGACGAAATTGGAAAATTCCTTGATCTTGGTGTGGCGGATGGTGTGGATCTGTACAAGCATAAAGTGTATGAATCTTTGAGGCGAATAGTAGACGAGGCAAAGAGTGTCACAGATGAAGGCTTTAACCTTGACGATGTAAAGAAACATATGCCGAGACCAAAGTCAGGAGGTGGAGGAGAAGGCGGATCAACCACGAATAATACCACTACATACAACTTTGTGCAGAACAATACCTCACCAAAACCACTGAACCGCCTTGAAATATACAGACAGACAAAGAATCTTATCGATCCAAGGAAGCCGGAGGTGTCATAGATGTATCAGATTGCTATACAGAATGCGACAGGTGACAGGTTAGAGCTGACGGAGAATAAGGACTATATAGTTACCGCATCGGGATTGTCTCCGGAAAATGCAAACATTGTCACTGCAACAGTGGCAAATATGCCCGGTGCAAAGTACATAAGCTCGAAAAAGCAAAAGAGAAATATAGTCCTTATGATATATCCACAGCGTGATATAGAGACAAGCAGAATCAATCTGTATAAGTACATATCTACAGGTGCATGGATCAGGGTGTTTTTTAGGAATGGTACAAGAAATGTATATATAGATGGATATGTGGAATCGTTTGAAACAGATCTATTTGCCCGGACACAGGTAGCGCAGGTTAGTATCCTGTGTCCGGTTCCAGCGTTCATTGATGCGCAGGAGATGACAGTTGTCAATTCTGTTTCCACACCAAAATTTTCGTTCCCATTCTATACACTGATCGCATCAAATCTCGTGCCAGGAGGAGCGGGGCTTGATGACATCAGATGTGAACTTATAAATATGACAGATACGACATTGATACTTAATTCAGACAAACTCGAAGAGAGTACATTAGGGTAAGTTGCACCGGTGCAACTGAAAATGGAGGTATGACTATGTACAAGAAGCAGAACTTTCGGCCTGGGGAAGTGCTATCGGCTGCACAGATGGACCACATAGAAGAAGGACTTGTTGAGATAGAAAAAAATGTTATTGAGACACTTGAAGATGTAAAAAAACATGTCAGTGATGTCAAAGAAAGGCTTGCGGACGTCATCACTGAGAAGGGAGTGCCGACCGCAAGCAATGAATCTTTTGATGATATGATTGCTAATGCGAAAAAAATTAGTACAGGAGCGTATGGGATGATTATTAATACATCTTTATATACAAAACCATATGGGTATGTATGCGGCATATATGGATTATTGCCAACAGAAACGGAGGTTAGTTGATGGGATATACTGTACAAAGAATAAGACTGGGAAAAAAAGAGGCGGATTCAACGTTTTACAATGCGGACGTAAATGACTTAAAAATGCAGGAGATTGCGGCAGCCCTTGGCATGAAACTAAATATTGTAGAGTCTAACACTACGTGGATATTATACATGGGAGATGATGAGCACAACACAACAGGTTTTAAGTTTAGTCTTTCTGGAGCTAATCTGATTATGACAACTGTGATTCAGGGGGCTACTCCGTCCGCATCTACATATTGTTATTCGTATAACATGAGTTTGGTTAGATCAGCCAATAGTGGTGCGGCTAATGCATTTTTGCATTTTGTATCATGCAAAGAAGGAGTGGTATTCGGAATTGGAATATTCAGTGAGGGATCTAACATTACTGATCTATTACATATCGTATTGCCTGCAAAAGATCTAAAAACAAATGAAGATAGAATAGCTTATATGTCATTCACTTCTGCTAGGTACATCATTTATTCTGATGTAGACGAGACATCTTATTATGCTCAGGCTTGGAGTCAGGATAGCAACATACATGACGTGGTAAGTCTTGCTCAATATGTGTATCCTGCAGGGTATCTCGTAATTCCATCAGCATACTATATATTAGCTGGGCCAGATGTTGCATCAGGTGCTTCTGGTGAAAGTTTTATTATAAATGACCAAGAGTATTTCATTCCAGGCAATACAAGTTCAATTTGGAGAATAGCAATAGAGCTACCAAATTCAGAACAGTAATAAAATCAAGAATTGAGAGGGAAAATGAACAAAAAATACACTTGCATGAAGGAAAATCCCCTTGGTGAGATTGATACAATGTGCGAAATATCACTCTCTTCAGATGCTGTATTAAGAATATATGATGTAATAAAGGTAAAAGGATCATATGTAATGTGTGGCTGGGTCTGGTCAGATACGGATAAATTTACGTCTGTAACGGTGGGTCAGTTTATAAAAAAGATAGAGCTCCGGAAAGGCTGGAACAAAGTGAAACTTGCTTTTGATGCAAGTAATAGGTGTTCGGTTAATATTTGCCTCACGAGCGGCACATACAGGATATATCATCTTGTAGTAAACGCTGGAGACATAGTGTGCGATTATGATAATGCATCTTTGACAAAGTATATTGTATTTGGAATATATGATCAAAATATGGAGGCATCTATATATAACGAGTCAGATGATGAGATAGGCTTTATATGCAGAATGCAGTTCAATGCTACTGTAGTCGACCCTAAAATATATATGATAGAGACAGGTGAATATATCGAAATTAAAGGAAGCTATAACAAAGGCGAGGTCATTGAGATAGATTCACACACGGGGCGTAAGTCAATCAAAGGAATATATCATAATAAAACACGAAATCTTATCAATAAGATGACGGCGTCATCAAGCTGGTTAAGCCTGCGCCCTGGAATAAATCATGTTGGTCAGACTGCAAATGAGGGGCGTGAACATATTTGTACTAATATAATCTATACGAACGAATATGAAGGAGTATAAATGGACATATACGTATTAAATCAGGACTGCGAGAGGCTTGATATAATAGACACGTACCAGAGTGCAATATGGCACTTGAAATATTATGATGCGGGTGAGTTTGAGCTCTATATAGCTGCGGATGATTATATGATACAACTACTCAGAAAAGGAAATAGACTTGTGAGGGATGTAGATATATCTGCAGATGGATCTTTGCATCATGTAATGCTCGTCCAGAAAGTTAACCTCTCTACAGATGATGAGGATGGTGATTACCTTATTGTTACCGGCTATGACCTGAAGTCTATAATCGGCCAAAGAATTATATGGAATCAGACTGTACTTTCTGGAACAGTTGATAACGGTATTAAGAAGCTGCTGAATGAGAATGTAATTTCTCCAGCGGACTCTGATCGAAAGATATCCAACTTCAGACTTGATTTTAAAGATGTATGTAATGATGTGTTGCAGCAACAGCTCACTGGTGACAATTTGCTTACCGCAGTCACGACTATTTTAACCGAATATAACACGGGCTGGGATATATACATAGATTCACAGGGGTATTACACAACGACCTTATACAAAGGCAAGGATAGATCTATAGAGCAGGACGATATCCCACATGTCGTGTTCAGCGCTAAGAACGAAAATATCATTGATGATACGTATTCGATTGATTATACAAAGTATACAAATGTTGTGCTTGTAGCGGGAGAGGGAGAAGGTACAGCACGTCGGCGGGCTGTGTCAGGAAAGGCTAAAGGGCTAGACCGGTACGAAACGTATAAGGATGCAAGGGATGTGTCATCAAACAACGGAGACGTATCGGATTCAGAGTATCAGAATATGCTGCAAGCTGCCGGCGCAAAGCTGATTGCAGAATCAGGATTTGTAGAGAAATATGAAGGAAGCATAGAGACCGGTAGCATATATGAATATGGCAGTGATTATGGGTTAGGAGACGTAGTTACTGTAATAAACAAGTATGGCATATCAGCAAATCCAAGAATAACAGAGGTGATAGAAAGTGTAAGCGATGACGGAGTAACTATAGTACCTACATTGAGCACATGGATAGGAGATTAGGACAGGATGATAAAATACGGATTTTTTGATGCGGTGATAGCAGACAACGGACAGCCAGACAGGATATATTCAAGTGACGATGTTAACAGCTTCTTTGATGGGGTATTATCCGAAGGTGTATTTGAAAGATATGGCAACGCTTTCAGAGCAACACAAAATACAGATGCAAATATGCAGATTATCATTGAGTCAGGCAAAGCCATTGTGGCTGGACACTGGATCAAGTCTGATGCATTTGAATACTTGAACATATCTGCAGCGCATCCGGTTAAGAATAGATATACAAGAGTGGTTATCAGATATGATCGCACAGCAAGATCAATAGAACTTGTTACAATCGATGGCGAACCGGATGAGTCGCCAGAGCCACCTGAAGCAACGCAGACAACAGACATATATGATCTTGTAATTGCAGATGTATTGGTTAAGGCTGGCACAGACGGCATCACAGATGACGATATTATCGATAGACGATCGTATGTGACATTTATTCCTGCGGCGGCAAAAGTGAACTATAGGCGATACAAGTATAATCATACATCTAAGGTGACAGAGATACCTGTACCAGATCACTATGGATACACCTTTGACACTAATTTGCAGATATACATTAACGGTGTACTTGCAGATGTAGATGATTACACTATCGAACTTACAGAAGACACTGATAGCGGATATAAGATAGTGTTTAACAACACCCTGAATGCCGATACGAGAATAGAGGTCGTGATGATATCGTAGGGGCAAAAAAGGGGCAAAATTTTGAAAAGGTTTGATACAGTCCTGGATAAAAGACACTTGAGAAAGTGTGTATTTAAGCCATTTTGATACACTTTGATATAGCGAAGGAAAAATATAACTTTATACCAGCGGTGTAATGACAAATAATTATATTTGTGGTAGAGTACAGTTTAGGTGGTCAAATAAAAGAAGAAAATCAGGACACACCAATAAAAAATGACTTAGGAAAAGGAACCCGGAAGGGTAGTCAGGAAAGGAAAGAATCATGTTAAGTATAGTTTTCGCTAAATACATAACCAGAGAGTTTAATAGTGATGTGGCAGGGAATACTTTACATACAGATGATAAGCTGCGTGAACATATGTACTCATATGGTACAGGGCGAGAGCGTACGGAACATGATCATACAAATATGCTGACCTGAATGATCTGAGCAAATGCATAACAGATCAAATAGGTTTCGATAGACTGAGATCAGCCAGATCTATCAGCATTTATAGATTGGAATCATGATGTACGAAAAAGCGTCCATCCATGTGAGTATTATAGAAGTATTCATGTGGATGGGCGTTTTTTGCGTGTTTTTGAACTCGTCTTTGTGAAGAAGAAATCTGCCACAATTGTAGCAATGCAGATGAGATGAGAATTTTGGGAGGGAAGTATTATGTGTAATGTACCAACAATTGACATGACAGGAACAGGCAGAAATATTGTGAAGCTTAGACAGAATGCAGGTTTTTCTGTAAAGGATCTGCAGGATATATTTGGATTTGCCACTCCAAATGCGATATACAAGTGGCAGAAGGGTATGGCTATGCCAACCGTAGACAACCTGATCATTCTGGCCGCCATCTTTGGTGTAACAGTGGATGATATCATTGCAGTAAACATCTGCTCGACAGTTGGAATCAGTGCGTAGCATAAAAATTTACATATTCATGTATATAAAGGCGGACAGCGGTAACTACGTTGCCCGCCTCTTTTATATCCTGTATGGGGTCAGGCACCTCCGTCCCCATGGGGACACTGTATGGGGCAGGTACCTCCGTCCCCAGGGGGGAGAAAATTGGGGGTTGACTTGGAGTGAGCTCCAAGTGATATATTCAATGTAACATATAGGTATTGTGTGAGTGCATATAGCTATAAATAGAAAGGTTTTCTTGAAATTAGGAAAGAGGTGGCAAT